CCAGGCTGCTGGTGAGCTTGTCGACGTCCGGCGGGGCCTGCCTGCCCATGTCTGACAGCTCCGAGAGCGCGTAGACCAGCAGGCCGATACCGGCGACGATGACGGACGCCTTCGCGGCTGTACCGAGGGCGAGGAACGCGGCCCGTAGACCGGCGAGGCCACCACCGGCGGTGGCGGCGGTGGTGCCGAGCGCGGCAACCGCCGTACGGACCCGGCCCAGACCAGCGGCGAGCGCCACATATCCTGCCCCGGACAGCTGGAGGAGCTTCAGGGCAGTCGCCACCTGGAGGATGATCCCGACCAGTTCGGGCGGCAGCGCGGCCACCAGACGGGCCGCGGCAGTGACGAGGGTGAGCATGGTCGGGCCGGCCTCCGCCGCGGCGCGCATCAACGTCACCACCGCATCCGAGATCGCCGACAGCGCCTCCCGGGCGGCTGGCCCGTTCTGCCGGGCGTAGGCCATGAACTCTGCGAGGGGCCCGCTGGTGATCTGCCCGCCCTCGGACAGGACGCGTAGGAAGTGGATGACGCCATCGGTCATCTCGTCCAGCTGCCGGTCGGTGAAGTCGGCGAACTTGTTCGCCATCGCGTCGAAGCCGGGCGTCTGTACGGCGCCGCCGGCGACGGTGACGAGCCGGTCCAGCTGGGTGGAGGCCGTCTTCACGTGCGGGGTGAGGCGGGGGATGAGCTGGTCGAGGACGGTGATGCCCTTGGTGAGCGGCTGCATGGTGAAGCCGGACATCTGATCCGACCAGTCCCCGAAGTTGCCCTTCAGGGTGGACAGGGCGATGGCGGCCTTCTGCGCTTCGGGGGGCAGGTCGGCGAGCAGCTGCTGGTACTTCAGCTGGGCTTCCATCGCCTCCGCGGAGGCTTTGCCGTGCTCGCGGACGGCTTCCTGGTACTTGGTTTCCGCGTCGGCGACCTCGGAGAGCGGTTCGATCTGCCCGGCCAGGGCGATGCCGAACGCGGCAGCCGGGACGGTAGCCGCGGCGAACACGCCGGGCAGCGGCGCCAGACTCGTGGACAGGCCGGCCAGCAGGGGGACGGCGGCGGTGGCGATGGGCAGCAGCCCGGCCAGTCCCAGGCTGCGGAGCCCTCCCCCACCACTACCGCCTCCGAGTCCGCCCACGCGCCCACGGAGCCCGCTGAGGCTGCCGCCGACGCGGGTGAGGGAGCCGTCCAGGTCATCCAGGTCGGTACGGAACGTGCGAGTGCTGGATGACATGTCGTCCAGGCGGCCCCGTGCCCGGCCTGCGGCGGTGTTGATGCGGCGTATCGCTGCCGCGGTGGTGAGGGCACGCCCCTCGAGTTCCTCCAGCTCGTTCTTCGCTTCACGGGCGGCCCGCTGGAGCGTGTTCAGGGAATGCGCGGCGTCCCGGGCTCCGGCCCGGAGGCGGGTGATGCCGCGGCTGTTGATGTTCAGGTCGACCGTCATGTCCAGGTCGGCGGATGCGGTCCGGACTGCGGCTTGGGCTTCCGCGCGCAGGCGGGCAGCGTCCACCCCCAGCCTCACGGAGAGGCTCTGCCTTGCCCCGGCAGCGGTCAGAGCGGCAGCAACGTCGGCCCGCAGGTGCGCGGCATCCACGTCCAGGCGTACTCCGAGCCGCTGCCCGGATCCTGCGGTGGTTAGCGCCGTGGACACGTCCGCGCGCAGGTGTGCCGCGTCCACGTTCAGGCGGACACCGATGCCCTGCCCGGATCCGGCGGTGGCGAGCGCGGCACGGACGTCGGCCCGCAGGTGCGCGGCATCGACGTCCAGGCGGATGCGGATGGGCTGGCGGGCGTCACGGCGGAGCTGCTGGACGTCGCGGCGGAGGGCTTGGACGTTGCGGGAGGCCGCGTTGGCGTCGGTGGACAGGCGGCGCAGGGTGCGGGAGAGGTCGGAGCCCTGCCCGGTAAGGCGCACACTGAGATTCCACTCGGACACGGGCGGGCTCCTTCCTCTCGGCTAGCGGTGGTGGTGCTGGACTTCGAGTGCGGCGGCGATGCTGGTGGGGATGAGGGCGACTTTCACGCCGTGCCCCTCATCTCCGTCGGGGACTTCCTTCTGCCGGTCGGCGAGGATCTGGCAGCCGATGCAGCGGTGGGTGGTGGCCCGGTAGGCGTCCTCGTCACCCCCGAGTGCCTCGTCCCACTCCTCCGCGCGGGTGCCGCAGGTCGGGCAGACCTGCTTGAGGTAGTGGGCGTATGCGAGGGCTTTACGGCGGTCGAGGTCGGTCCAGGTGCCGTCGCCATGCCCGCGGAACTGCGAGTGGGGGATGCCCCACTTGTGGCAGAGCTCCATCTGGGCGCGGAAGTCGGCATCATCGATCAGCCTTTTCCCAGGTCCGTGCGCCTGCGCTGCTGCACGGACCAGGCGGCCCCCCACAGGGACTTCCAGTCGTCCAGCGCCCACGTCCGCATCGCGTGCTGGGCGTACTCCAGCGGCATCCCGTCCGCGGAGGAAGCAGCGAGCAGGGCAGGGGCGAACGTGTCGAAGTGGAACTCTGCGCTGTCCTTCTCCTCCTCTTCTTCGGTGGGAGGGTGCTCCTTGATGAGGTCCTCGAGCTGGCCGCGCTCGAGCGCCTGGAAGGTCAGGGTGACGGTGTGCGCGTCGTACTCGGACTGAGCTTCCTTGAGGGCGTCCTGCGCTTCCCGGGTCTGCTTCCGGACCAGGGCGATGGCATCCTTGTCGGCGTCCTTGCCCAGTGACTTCAGGTAGTCCTCGGCGCGCGTGGCTGCCTGCTTGGCGTGCTGGTAGCGGTCGCGGATCTCGGGGTCGGAGCACAGGCGGAGTACCTGTGTCGGCTTGGGCATGGCGTCCAGCTGCTTCTGGATGGCGTCCCACGCGGTGGTGCTGGTCATGGCGGGTCCTTAGGGAAGGCCCGGCCGGGCGGTGGCGCCCTTCCCGTGTACGCCACGGGCCCGGCCGGGGGCTGAGGGGGTGGTACGGCCGGCGGTCAGGTGGTGGGAACGGTCTCGTTGAAGACCGGCCGCGCGGTGATCGTGAACTGGACGGTGATCTTCGCGGCCTCGTTGTCCGTCGTGTACGCCTTGGAGTTGCTGACGATCGTCACGGGGTAAACGTCCATGCCCTTGGCGCCCGGCGTGTTCCCCTTCGACATGATCACGATGAAGCCGCTGGTGCCCTTGGCCAGGTCGGTCTCGATGTCGTCGAGCGTGGAGTCCTCGTAGAAGGTGAGGCTGGAGTCGGCCGCGGAGTCGTCGCCGCCGATCTTCGAAACGAACGTGGACGCCATGTCCGGCGTCTCGATCGGCGTGTTCTCCAGGGTGAAGCCGTCGATGGCGTTGATCTGCGCGGTGTAGTCAGTACCGGCAGTGATCTCGGCTGCGGTCGGGATCAGGGTCGTCGCGGCGATCGTCGGGACGAAGAAAACCTTGGTGGTGCCCTTGCGGTTGAACCTCATTGGTGGCCCCTCGCGGATAGGGGCCAAGAAGTGGGGCCCCTGCTACACGTGTCGGTGTGGCGGCCACCTGCGTGGTGGCGTCCGCGTGGGGTCCCGCCGCGGTGCGGTCGTGCGCGCCCTGTGAGGGCCTGTCATCCGGCCGGCTGCTCCTCGAGGAAGAGCCGGTAGCGGATCACACTCGTGATGATGGCATCGTTCTGGTCGGACGTTCCCCCCGCTTCCCGCGCCTCCCGCCGCCAGCAGCTCACGCCGGTCCCGACGTTGAGGGTGTGCGTGTAGCCGAGGGCCCCGCTGGTGGGGCGTTCGACGACTTTCCAGCCCTTGTCGGTGAGCCACTGCGCCTGTTCGTCCCCGCCGCGCGAGTCGGGGACGCCGGGGGTGGGCCCGGACACGAAGGTGGCCTGGTAGTCGACGACGGCAGCGCGCTGGTTGTCGGCGAGGCTGCTGGTGTCGTCGGTCCGGTCGAGGGGGTAGAGGATCGTGTACGGCGGCGGCACTGGCTGCCCGGCAGCGGTGAGGGGGATGCTGCGCAGGCCGACGGGACGCCCGGTGAGCGTGGCCAGGAGCGTTTGGAGGCCGAGGGTGACGGGCCGTCTCTCGATCATCAGGCTCCCTCGAAGATGCGGTCCAGGGCGTCCTTGAACGCGTCCTTGTACTCGTCGGAGAGCTCGTTTACGGCGGGCTCTACGTGGGGGTACGGCGGCTGCCGGAAGAACCGTCCCAGGCTGTCGTACATGTTCATGAAGCCGTACTCGAGGCGCCGCCCCTGCGGCTTAGTGGTGCCGAGTGTCGCTCCCCCGCCGTCCGGTACGGCGAACGGCTGGGCGGGCCCCCACGAGTCGAAGTAGTCCCCGGTGATGATGTTCGGGCCGGGCCTGCCGGACGCGTTGAACCGGATCATCGCGCGCAAAAGGCGTGCCTGCTGCTGCACCGTGCGGTTCACTTCCGGGCCCACCCGGTCCGCTGCCCGCTCCAGACGCGGGCCCAGGTCCTCGAGGTCCATCACCCACCCCCCGACGTCTGCTGGATCTGGTCCAGGCTGGTCACGCGGATCACTCCGAGGGTGCCGCCCTGTGAGGGGTCCATGGCCCGCCACTGCCGGCCGATGAGCGTCTGGTCGCCGCCCTCATGCACGGCGACGACGGTGACGATCGTGTCCCGGCCGGCGATCGGCGCCGACAGCGGGGTGAACGCCTTGTACTTGGACGTGGTCTCGTTCACCCAGGGCTGGGTGGCGACGACCGCGGATGCCGTCTCGGGCAGGCTCCCGGACTGCACTGCGCCCAGCCCCTCGTACAGGACGGCGCCCTCCGGGTAGACGTACTGGCCGGTGTCCGGGTCGAACACGGGCTGCCCTCCGGATGGGCTGGCGAACCGCACGACGTCCAGGAGGATGAGGTCTTCGACGATTCGGGCGATCCCGGACAGGTCGAGGCCGGCCATCAGATGCCGTCCTTTCCGCCGCGGGCCCATTCGGTGAGGGTGGCGAGCATGGCGCGGGCGGTCGCGCCCGGCCCTCCCCCGTAGTCGGCCCGGTTCAGTGCCTGCTGGTCGAGGATCTCCGGATCGACCTCGGCGAGGAACCCGGCAACGATCTCGCCCGGTGTGCGGGTGACGCCGACAGCAACCCGGGCCAGGCCCTCGAAGGCGGTCCCTTCGGGCTGCCGGGTGTGGAGGACGACGATGGGCAGCCCGCCGGCGATGTCGTGCTGGAGGGTGTAGCCGGTGACGGTTCCGGCGGGGAGGGGCGTGCCGTCGATGGCGATGGTGGCGTGGCCGGGCTGGGCGTCGATCCGGACGGCGTGCGCCTGCGGCTCTACGGGCTGCTCGGTCACTCGGTCACCCCTTCTTTCCTCCGCCGGTCTTCTTCAGACTCGGGTACCGCTTGGTGACCGCGGCGCGGACCCTTTTCTGCTGCGCCTTCGTTCCGTGCTGCTTGACCCTCGAGAGGGCCGCCTTCGCGTGCGCCTTGTCGTGGATGGGATACGCCCTCTTCCCCGGCAGGGCGAACGACTTCTTGGGGAGCTTCTTGCGCTGCTTGGCCTTCAGCTTCGCCATGTCTGGCCCCTTCGTCGGCGGTCGGATCAGCCGGGAAGGACACCTTCAGCGGGACGGTCCGCTGGAACGTGACGGGCTTACGGGTGATCAGATTCTGTTCCTTCACACCGTCGGCCCGCGCGTAGTACTGCTGCACCACGATGACCTGGATCATCCACGGCTCGCCGTCACCGGCGGTCTCTTCGGTCCGGAACGGGGCGGTGAGGACGCTCACCGGGTGGGAGGCGGAAACCAGGCCGGGGTCGATGTCGTTCGCGGTGAGCCATGCGGCGATGAGCTGGCGGCGCCAGGCGGGCGGGGTGCCGTGCCCGTCGTGGACGGTGTAGGCGATGGGGCCGGTCACAGGAGGGCCCCCGATCGGATGTCGGTGCGGCCGATGAGGTCGAGGCGGGGCAGGAACTCGCGAACGCAGTGGTTGTGTGCCGCAGGGTGGGCGAGGGCGTCCTGCACGGTCCGCAGGGTGCGGTCTGCCTTATCCGGGTCCTGATGGTTCTGCCATCCGCAGCCGTTCCCGTCACGGACCTCGAGCCATTCGGTGCCGAGTTCGTCCAGGGCGGTGCGTGCGGCGGCCGTGTTGGCGGTGCTGACGGCCTGCCAGGTGAGGGCGGAGCGGGCCCACGACTCGACCGGATGGCGGGCGTTGTTGGCGTAGACGACCGTGTCGAGGGGGTGGTCGCGGCGCAGGGCTTCGGTGTCGAAGCGGTCGGTGTCCCCGCGGGCCATGTCCTGGGCTGCGCGTAGGAACGCGCGGGCGCGGCGCAGGGCTTCGGTGATGCGGGTGGTGAGGTCGGCGTAGTACTGGGCGGACGCCGCGGTGACCGCGGCTTGGTGCCGGCCGGTCCAGCTGAACAGGCTGGTGCGCCGGTCGGCGTTTTCCAGCAGGGTCCAGGCGCCTTCCCGGTAGATGACGGGCAGGTCGGTGGACGCCCACCGTTCCGCGAACGCCATGGCGGCCCGGTTGAAGGCGCCCAGGGATGTGTTGAAGGTGGCGATTGCGGTGCGGAGGCGGGCGCCGCCGCCGGAGGTGCGGCCGGGCCGGATCGCTGTGAGCGCGGTGAGGAGGCGGGTTTGGGCTGCGGTGAGGATCGCCCACGCCGACCGGAGCCGGGACACGGCGTCGGTGATGAAGCCGAGGAGGCGCTGGCGGAGGGTGCGGCCGCGGCGGCGGACGGGTGTCGTCATCGGCGGGGCCGCTCTACGAGGCGCAGGATGCCCAGGTTGCTGCCGTTGCCGGTGTCGCCGTCCGTGGGGTCGTCGGGGGCGGGCGGTTCGCC